ATTGATTGTTATAATCTGATTGATTGATTTTAAAAGTTTTAATTTGACTGGTTTGATTTGGTTTGAATATTGACATTTTATAAGTTTTATTATTTATATATATTATCCAATTTATATTGTATTTAATTTGTATTCACATCAACAACAGATAGCAGGAGGGGGAGGGGGGAGGGGGAGGGATGAGGACTGGACAGAGGGGAGGCAGATCTCAGCATAGCGCAGGATCAGGTTGGATCAGGATAGAATAGGATGGGAGGGGGTGGGGTGGGGTTTGATGGGGCGGGGGAGAGGGGGGGAGGGTAAAGGCCAATCAAGGGGGGTCTGGAGGGGGGAATAAAGGGGCCCCGTAAAACGAAAACGCAAAAGGGAATTGGCTAAAAAGAGGGGGGAGAGGGGGCTACCCTAAACTTATCTATAAGTAATCCCCTATAAATAAGTGTATTCTAAAAGAAGGTACCTATTTTTTTTTAATAATTGTAAATTTTTTAAATAATGTGTGAATAACTAGTAATATACAGAAATTTCTAAAAATATTACAAAATTAAGCTATGGCACAAGGATACAATGACAGATTAGATGAAACAATAGCCGGTAAAGATGGTGCGGAATCTACAAAAGATACTTCTATGACTGGAAGAAGACACGAATCAGAGGCAATGGAGAAGAAAGACCACGGACACAAGTACGGATCTGACTCAGAAATGTCTTATAGACACCATCATATGCATGGAACAATGAAAATATTGAAACATATGGGTGGAAGAGGCGTAGGAATGAGCGTAACTGACGAAGGTATTGAAGGATTAGGTGATCCTAACGCTGAAGGTCGCTTTATATAGATTAAATACACGTTATGGGGACAAAAATGGACAAATATGAGGATAAAGAGGCGGCAAAAGACGATTATTCTCACGAAAAGAAATTAGGGGCAGACGCAAGATGGGATATGGAGCACGGTCATGGTGATTGGGCTGGAGATGATATTGATCACGCACATGCTTTAAAGAAAGATGCGCATGATGATGCTAGAAACAGACATTATAGACATCCAATATTGAAACATAACCACTCAAGACGTTAATTATGACAAAATTTAAAATCGACCCTCCATATGGTACTCAATCCGAAGCTCAAACAGGTTACGATACTCAAGTTGCAGGGTATACGCAGAAAGGTTTCAAATTTGGAGATGCAACAATAAAGGATCAAACAATATCTGGAACAGGTACTAGAACCATCGATGTTGAGGCTCCTAAAGCGGTAAGTGGTGGAACTCCAGGAACTCCTTGGGAAAACAAAATGAGATCGCTTTTAGGCGGAGGTGTTAGTTATAAAAAATTAGCGGAAATGGGGCATGGCTATGAAGCAGCATTAAAGAAAAAATTTCCTGGTGCATATAAACCTAAAACAGAAACACAAGATGTTAAAACACAATGGACCCCGAAACCCGTAGAAGTAGAAGAACCACCAGAAAAAAAGGAAGTTGTAGATAATGGTGGTGATGAAAAAGTAACTGACGGTAGTATTAAAGACACGGATGCAACTAATACAGAGGAGAATCCAGATCCTATTGCAGATAATGATTTAAACCAAATCGCTGCAGCTCTAGGTGCTGCCAAAGCGCCACCTCCTTCTAAAAATGCAAAACTACCACCAGTACCTAAAAGCTCTATGGTAAAAGGTAGTGATACAAGATATCCTCAAACAGACTTAAACTTAGTTGACGTTACACACGTCGTTTAAAATAAAACAATAATGGCAATAATATATACATATCCCAAACTATTAAATCCACAAGGAAACGAACTAATAGTTGTATCGGATGTAAACAATCGAAATTCCACAAGATTAATAACATTAGCATCGATCGCTGGATTAATACCTGGGACAAGTGGTTGCTCAAGCGCTATTACCGGAATAAATGATGCGGGAGGTGGAGTAATATATAGTTCTATATTATGCGCAGACATGGTGATGACCTCAACAGATGGTACAGTTAGTATCACTCCATTTGGACCAGGATTAGGGGTTGACTTAAGTGCTTCTTTAGCAGGAGTTAATTGCGCTACAAATAATATTATAGGAGGAGTGAAGATATCTTCAACAACAACAGATCCAGTTCCTGCACCTATAACTAGTAATTATGATTTATATCCTGTAGAAACAACTACCGATGGCGAGTTTGATTGTACTGCAGTAGTAAGAATCCCCACCAATGCAAGTGGATGTAACGATGTGTTTTCGAAAATTGTTGTTTCCCCTAGTGGGGATGAGGTTGTAGCCTCTGGCTGCAGCGATTATCCAGTTTTTGTAGGTGATGAAGGAATAGATGTTAGTGTTCCAATTCCTGCATCTCCCTTCATTCAATGGACCTTAGAATGTGCTACAAGCACTACTAAAGGAGGACTTATGGTAAGTGCCACTAGTGCTCCAAGTATAGCATCTGTAGCAGATTCAGGCGATTATTTACCTGTACAACTTTATCCAGGTGCAAGTGGAAATGATTGTTTTGCTTGTGTAAGAGTACCATCAGAAGGAAGTATTCCTTGTGCTACTAGTGCCAACATTGGAGGATTTCATGCTAATGTAGTAGGTATTTACCCACCAAGTGCTTCTCAAACAGGAACCTATTATCCAGTAGAAATCACAGAAGGTGCACCTTGTACAGGAATTGTAAGAATACCCGAATCTCAAGCAAGTGGATGTACAAATGCATGGTCTACAATTCTAACACCTGACACCAATACTGCCACTGCTAGTGGTTGTGATGATAGTATGAGTTTTCTGGTTCAAAATACTTCTAATCTTATTATTACAAGTGACGGAGACGATATAACATTTGCTTTAGGATGCGCCAGTGACCTTTTGCGAGGAGGAATAAAAGTTTCTGGCACGCAAGGGGGAGATGCAGCCCAACCAGCTGTAAGTGGTCCATATTATCCTGTTCAAGTTGACGCAAATTGTGTTGCAACTGTAAGAGTTCCAAGTGGAGATTCTGTTATTACTGATGGTGAATTTACTCCAGTGTTAATGACTCAAGGAGGTGATGGAACACAAATTGTTCCAACAATGTATGCAGACTCTCCAGCGGCTGGCGGTATTAAGTATCGAAATCGCAAAGCATGGTATCATGTGGTAAACGGAGTAGTATATATAGATTTCTATTTAGAATTTGAATGTCACCCACCTGATCAAAGTAGTGGAGCACAATCAATCATCTTAGCAAAATCCTTAGGAATTGGCGTGGATGATGCAGGAACATTAGAACCTTTAACATTCTTAACTGGATTAGGAGATTTAAACGTTAGTGAACCAAATAATGCTACAGTAAATATAAGTAGAGCTGAATGTTATTTAACGGCTGGAGGAGTAGATACAAATGAATGGGTGACAATGCCTCAAACAGGTATGTTAAATAGATATCCTGATAATATAACTCCAGGGATTGAACCATTTATGTGGTTAGCTGGACATGTATATGTAGATGTAGTAAATAACATGTCGATGCAAACTGCTTATAGTCCAGATCCATGGATTACATTAACTACTGGGGGAACTATTGAACAAAACCCTATACAATATGCTATACTAGCTGGTAGCATGAGCGCAGTATTAAGAGCTACATAAAATATTAAATAACCGAACTATCATGTGATAGTATAAATAACCAACGTTAAACTAAAACCAAATAACATGACGTTTTTATACCGTACTCAATCGTGGAGTAGTGCACCACAACAACACCCTGATCAAGAGATCATAACCCTTTGGAAACATATATCAGATAAATCCAATTGGAGAATAGTACAACTACCAAATGGATTCTATCAAACGGAATATAGAGATATTAAAGATGAAGATAGATGGATAGATGTAACCAGAAGAGAGACTATAGAAGGAGCAGAAGCTGCAATTGATGGATCAGTTGATCACTATGCTAAAAAACTAGAGTTTGCGAATGGACCCAAAATAGTAAAAACATTTGAATAATAACCAATATAATTTAATTTAATAAAATGAGTGAAACAATTGTAAAACATCTTAATTTTGGCGAAGATGCTAGATTTAAGATATTTACTGGAATAGATAAACTCACTAAAGCTGTTAGCTCTACACTAGGAGCTAGCGGCAAGTGTGTTATTTTAGAAGATGCACAAGGTAATCCACAAATAACAAAAGATGGAGTAACAGTAGCGGATTCTATAACTTTACTAGATCCAGTGGAAAATATGGGAGCTCGTCTTCTAAAAGAAGCAGCCCGTAAAACAGTTAAAGAAGCAGGAGATGGCACAACAACTGCCACGGTTTTAGCACACGCTATATTACACGAAGCCTATAAAGTGATAAAATCGGAAAATCCGCGACAACTAAAAGAGGGGATAGATAATGCCGTAAAGAAAGTTATTAAATACTTAGAAAAAACTTCTAAACCTGTTCAAGGAAAAGGAATTACTAGTGTAGCAACTATTTCAGCTAACAATGATCAAGTATTAGGAAATATAATAGCTCAAGCATTTAAAGAGGTGAATGAAACTGGAATAGTAATTATGGAAACCCATGATGAACCTAATACAATAGTAGAAGTAGTAGATGGTGCTCAATATGATAAAGGATTAAAAAATCCTCATTTTATTACTAATGCTGATAAAGGTACCTCTGAACTGGAAGATGTATATATTTTACTAGTAGAAAATAAAATAGAAAATATTAGACAAATCCAGGGAATATTAGAATTTATAATTAAAGGTAATAAAAGTTTATTAATTATTGCTGATATGGATCCTAATGTTGTTTCTGCATTAGCAATGAATAAAATTAAAGGAAATATAAAGATAAACGTAATAGACGCACCAGTATATGGTGTAAACAAACTGAATACATTACAAGATTTGTCTTTAATTACTGGTGCTACTATAATTAATGAAGATTTGGGAGATGACATGGAAATGGTTACTATAGATCATTTAGGTAGATGTAATAAAGTAGTAACAAATTATGCAGAAACAATTCTTCAACGAAATGATTATATTGAAGAAGTAGAAGAAATTGTAAAAGATTTAAAAGTAACTTTACAAAAGGAAACTAATCCAACTGTAATTATAAATTTAGAAAAAAGAATTGGAAGACTATCTGGAAAAGTAGCTATTGTAAAAGTAGGTGCTAGTTCAGAAGTAGAATTAAAAGAAAAGCGAGATAGAGTTGAAGATGCTATTTGTGCTACAAAAGCTGCAATCAAAGAAGGTATAGTGCCTGGAGGTGGAATAGCGTTATTAAATGCTTCAAATAAAATAAAAACTAAATCAATTAGTGAAAATGTTTTATTAAAAGCGATACAATCCCCTTATCAAACAATTTTGGAAAACGCAGGTATATTAGAATATGAAATACCTGAAGAAATTGGGAAGGGATTAAATGTGGTTACAGGAGAAACGGTAAATATGGTAAAGTCCGGAATAGTAGATCCACTACTAGTAACTAAAAGTGCTTTGAATAATGCAGCTTCCGTAGCCACTACTATATTATCCACTGATTGTGTAATCAATAACTTGAGAGCGAATGAAGGCAGTAGGTAAATATATAGTTATAAAAGAATTACAAGAAAAAACCACTGAAACAAAAGGTGGTTTACTCTTGTCTGAGAAACAAAGAGAAGATATAAGATATCAAGAAGCTGAGGTATTAAACCCAGGTTCTGATGTAACATTATTAAAAGTAGGTGACAAAATCTATTACGATCGACACGCTGGCTTTAATATTGAAATCAATAAAAAAATGTTCAAAGTAATTAAAGAACAAGATATAGTAATAGTAATATAAAAAAAAATTATGGCAACATATAAAGAAGCATTTGAAGCTGACACAGACAAAGCGAGAGCTGCCAGAAAGCAATATGGAACTTTAGAAGCTTTTACAGCTGCAGCAAAGAAATATAACGCTACCAAAAGTGAAGGTGGTAAACTACATACTTACAAAACTAATATGAAAGATTTTGCTCATGGTTCGGACGAAAGAAGAGCAGAATATGATAGAAGAGGATGGGGATATGATCCGACAATTTCCGCTCCTAAAGGGTCTACATCAACCCCTTCTTCAACAGCACCAACCACCCCAGGATCTACGACAAATAAAGCTAACAAAAATCCAAATATATCTAAATTAGCAAATCAACAACCTGTTACATTAAAAGGAGGGAATTTAGGTACTGCTTTAAACCAAAAATTTGGAGCAAATTCAGCTACTAGTACTTCTAACATGAGTTTAATGACACAAAAGGTTAATAATCCTACAGGAGTAACAGGACAAAAAGGAATACAATTAACCACACCATCATTAAAAACTCAAAGTCCGGTAAGTACAGATCCAACAAGTACCGCAAATATGAGTTTAGATTCATCAACTACTACACCTTCCAGTGAACCAGTATCAAAGAGAGAAGCTAAAAAAAGAATCAAAGCAGGAGAAACTCCTGATGAAATATTTGCAAAAAGTCAAGATAAAGCAGGATTTGACAAAGCTGTTAGTTCTCGTGCTTATGCTAAACAAAAAAGAGACGAAGGTGGTCATTCTAGTATAAGGTCTATGAAAAAAGAGAATCAAAAGGATCTTGATAAACAAAATATCGCTGCGGGCAATTACCAAGATGTTTCTAGAAAAGGTAAAAGACAAAACAAAGAAGCGATAGCAAAAGGTAGATCTGAGCGAATTGAGCGAGGTGAAGGAACCGCTGATGATGCTAAATTTGTTGGGAAAAATAATAAATCTAAAACACCAAGTGCTAGAAAAACTAGAAAACAAAATGAAACCAGAAGTGGTGATAATTATTCTGTAGGTAGTATTGCGAAGGCTGTAGGTAATAGGCTACGCTCTACCCATCCCGGTTTCTTGTGATGAGATTAAACTCATCAGATCTTAAAGAATTAAATCTACTTAAACATTACAGAATTATACGTAAATGGGCATGTAAAAATAATAATTTAAACGATGCAGATCTAGAACTTCTAGTATATTTAGATGCTTTAGACATGTTCACTAAACAAGATTTTAAAATCGGTACGTACGCATATAGCTGGGACAACAGACGCTGGAACAGATTACTTAAGGAGGGATGGATAGTGGTCTGGCGCCAAAGAAACCGCACCACTCAAAAGTATCATATATATAAAGTATCCGTAAAGTGTAAACAGCTAATTAGTCGGATGTACCGTATAATGTTAGGGGAAGAAGATATCCCTATTACTCAAAATAGTAATAAAATATTCAAACGTAAAACATATTCTGATAAAGTATTTTGTCAGTCAATTTTAAATGTTAATAAAGATAAGAAACGATGATAGATGACTCAATGTCAGGTTATGCAGGAAGTGTATCCTATGGACCTAATACTAAACCAAACGAAATAAATCCGAGTACTGGAGAAGTAAGTGCAGGAAACAAAGTAGGAAAACATTTAGGATATATTACAGGATTTAATCCTAATAAACCTGGAGGTATTCCTCCAACAACTAATTCATTTGATCATTTAATTTACGAAGGGGGAGGCATTACGTGAATCCCATTCCAGTATCTCAATTAACCAATACAGGTGTTGATCTAGCTGTTAATGCTTTAGGTGGAGATTCGAATAAACCACACTGGGAAATAGCTAGTAGTGTATTAGGAGGAATAGCTGGTGCTTATACTGCTGATTATGATGGAGTAGCGAATGAAGTAAGTAACATCGCAGGTACTGTAGGAAAAAATTATGCAGAAGAAGGTAGTGATTTGCAAAAAGCAATGAATTTAACAGGTAGTGTAGCTGATGCTACATCTAGTGGTTTATCTGGAGATATTGGGGGAGCACTTGCTGGAGTAGGGGAAATAGCTGGGGATGTAAATGATCTTACTGGAAAAGGCGAAAGTGGTAGTACACAATCTGCGGTAGGGAAAACATCTAATGCTATTACATCCTCCGAACCGCAATACGCTGGAAACGGTAATGGAGTTAATAATTCATTAAATCCCGCATTTGGTAATCCAAGTATTAGACAAGATACACAAAATGCAATAAATACACAAATGTCGTCAGACGATCAAGCAAAAACAATGCTAAATATAGCTTAATAATAAAACTAATAAATATGCCAAGTTTAGGAAAAAATCAAGTACCAGCAGGTAAAAAATGTAGATGTTCTACCAAAGATTTACCAGGTCATAGAGTGATGAAATCAAGAGATAGAAATATTATTTCAGATCTTGAAATAGATAATATACCTTACAAAGGTAATGTGGCACTACGAGCCAATCGGTGACAATGGAAGATCTTAAACTGTACATTTTAAACGCAGGAGCATTTAGTGTTACAATGATGGATTGGCTAGAACCTATGTTAAAAATAACTTTACTGGTTGTAACTATTGGATATACTGTGCATAAATGGTGGATGATGAAAAAAGGAAAAAAATGAGGGAAATAAATAAACTTATTGTTCACTGTTCAGCCACAAGAGAAGGAGATGACGTGTCTGTTGATACTATTAGGAAATGGCACGTTGAAGGTAGAGGGTGGAACGACATAGGTTATCATTTCTATATTGACATATATGGACAAATACATAAAGGTAGAGATATAACCAAAATGGGAGCTCATTGCAAGGGATACAATCGGAATTCTATAGGAATTTGTTATGCGGGTGGCGTTGAAGCAGATGGTAAGACTCCCAAAGATACTCGTTATGATTGTCAAAAAGATAGTTTATTAGCTGTGTTAAGAACATTAAAAGCAATGTATCCAGAAGCGCTAATTCACTCTCATAGAGATTTTGCGAAAAAAGCATGCCCAAGTTTTGACGCAACAGAAGAATACAAAAATTTATAAAATGGATATACAGAAAAATCTATTACATACTGAAGTAGGACAAGGTAGCATAACTTCACAATTAGAACCAAAACCTCCAACGAAAAGACAAAGACGGAAAAAACAAGAAGGTGGATTTATTAGTCGTCTCTTTAACTTAGGTAAAGGAACTACTAATAAAAGTACCATTAAAAAAACCAAAAACTGCAGGAAACAACACGCTAGCACTGGAGAATGTATGGATCAAGATGTAGTATAAATGAAAATAGGAGAAGGTACGGAATTTAAGATAGATATTAAAACCGTAGTAAGTTTAATCGTTATAACATCAATGTTTGTTGGGATGTATTACACTTTACAAGCAGACATAGAAGAAGCAAAAGAATTACCACCTGCCGCTATAGAACGTATGGAATATGATCTTAAACAACAATGGCAAACTGAACATATTATGCATTTAGAAGATGATATAGATGAATTAAGAGAATGGTGTATGGAAATTGATAAAGAATTACACATAAAATATAAAATAAAAAAATAATGGCGAAGAAAGATATAACAGAAATTAGAGAAGAGGCTGGAAGTTCTAACGCAGGAAAATATACTAATGTGAAAAAAGGAGATTTTTGTGGTCCTGCTGGTGGAGCAGCTGCTGGTACTTATCCAGTTAATACAAGAAAAAGAGGTAAATCAGCTATAAAATTAGCACACAATGCACCTAATCCAGAAGGAATTAAAAACTGTGTATATGAAAAATATCCAGGTTTAAGACCAGGAAAAAATAAAATAACTAAACGTAGAAATAAAGAGTAATAATGGAAACAATTAAACAAATAGTTAATCATCCCTTATCTAAAACTATGGTCTGTGGAATAATAGGATCTATGTTAATATTACATAATCATGCTTTATATTCAGGTATTGCTTTCGGAATGGGATTAAGAGAATTTTTATTAGCCTTAAAATCTTAAATTAAATAATATAATAAAATGGAATCAAATGAGTCAAAAGGATTGGGAGATTCAATCGAAAAGTTTACAAAAGCAACAGGCCTAAAAAAAATAGCAGACAAAATACCTGGAGGATGCGGATGTAGTAAACGAAAAGAGAAATTAAATAAGATATTTCCTTATGGGAAAAAATAAAAAGAAATTTAAAGATACAAAAGTAGGAGTTTTTTTAAAAAAGAAAGCTCCTCAAGTATTAGATAGTATAGGTGATATTTTACCTAATAAAGGGGTGTATGGAATTGTAAAAAATATTATATCAAGTGATTCTAATATAGAACCTCAAGATAAAGAACTAGCTTTAAAATTATTAGAACAAGATATTACTGAAATGGAAAATATATCTAATAGATGGGCAAGTGATATGATATCGGATTCATGGTTATCTAAAAATACTAGACCTTTAACTTTAATATATTTAACTTTATGTATGACTATATTTATAGTATTAGATTCTACTGTAATATTAGAAATAAATAATGGTTGGGTTTCTTTATTAGAAGCTTTATTAATAACGGTATACGTAGCGTACTTTGGATCCAGAGGCGCAGAAAAAATTCAAAAAATAAGAAAATAAAAAACAATGGGTGTAATAGGCACAACGTTAAAACAACCTAGAGTATTTGCACATGATGCTGTAGCTCTAGGAGATTTACCAGGATGTAGATGGAGAGCAGTAACAAGTTTCACTATTGTTACTGGAGGATTAAATTATGTACTGGATCAAGAATACGCTACTTTCATACCAGATGGTAGTGGCATAGGAGAAGGTTGTGTGATAAAAGTCACAGGTACTGGTGCTATTGATGATATTATCGCTGCAGAAATATACTTAGATCCGTGTGGTAGTGGTAATGGATACAATGTAGGACAAACGTTAGAAGTTATTAATCCAGGAGCTCCTCATGGAGAAAATGCTACTATAATTATAGATACAATTGGGGATACTGCTTGGGATTATGGTTGTCCATTTACCAATATGTACATGGCGTTAAGTCAAGAGGCAGATTTAGCAGCAGCTGCTGGAAATGACATTCCTTTTAAAACACCAGATTTAAGTTCAGCTTCAACTATAGAACCATTAAAAGCTTTTTTACAAAAAACTAAATATACTTATACATGTGGATGTGAGGCTGCTGAGGAGAATCCACAAGAAGCATGTGTATGTACGTATGAAACACCAGGACCTGGTGCAGCTCTTTATGTTGGAGGTGCGATGAACACTATATCTGTTATAATGGAAAGCGAAAATGAAGTAGTTTATCATAATGTGCCAGCAGGTACGTTTTTACCTATTTCAGCATTAAGCGTTTGCGCCGCAAAAGCAGCAGGTACTGATGATCCAAAGGAAGTTATTTTAGCATTATTCTAACATGCCTTTAGTAAATCAAAATGTAAATACTATTCCTGCTTTTAAGCGAGTTAAAGGTCCACCAGCATGTACTGATCCTTATGCTTTTCATTTTAATGGAGCAAATAATTCTGTAACGGCAGACGCTACGGATCCAATTTTTAATATAACTAATACTATTAGTATTTCAGCGTGGTTTAAAATAGATCCAGCAATACCTGCTCCTGTTGCAGGTACATTATACATGATAGCAGACAAAGCTAGTGGAATTCCAGGTGGAAATGCTGGGTATAGTTTATATGTTAGACAAAACGCTACTAATAATAAAATTGCTTTTACCGTTAATTTAGGTAATGGTAATCCACTCTCACAAAGACGTGTAGATTTTAATATTACCGATTTTGATACTCATCATGTAGTAGGAACTTATGATGGAGTTGACACGTTAAGACTATTTGTGGATGGAGTTGAAGAAGATTCACAGACAATTCCACTCGGAGGATCAATACCAGTTCAACCTAGCCCATTTTGTATAGGTAATACGAATACGGGAACATTACCTAATGAATTTTATGGAACATTAGATGAAATATCAGTTTGGAATACCAACCTAAATTTAGCACAAGTTCAAACAATATATGATTTTAATACTAATTGTGATTTAAATGCTTTAGGTTACTCATATAATTTAGTAGCTTGGTATAGAATGGGGGAAAATGCACAGTGGAATTTACCAACTGCACCCAATGAATGGACATTAACTAATATAAGTACGTCTACTACTCCAAATGGGGAATTAGAATCTCAAGGAATGCTTGAAACTGATCGAGTGCCTGGGATAATATAAATAATCAAATAAAATAAAATGAAAATTAAAGAAGAACATTTAAAAACAATTCAAGAACAACAAACTAAGTTAAATCAAATATTAAATCAAGTAGGATACTTATCCGCTCAAAAACACGGGTTATTACATGAATTTGGTAAAATTAATGAAGAAGTAGAAAATTTTAAGGGTGTATTAGAAGCAGAGTATGGAGAGATTAATATTAATGTAGAAACAGGAGAATATACTATTTTAGAAAAACCTACAGAATTAGAAGTAGTAAAAGAAACTAGTGATGTCCAATAAAATTCGCAAAATAAGCATTGGATCAGATTACAAAAACGATGCAATGCATTATTCAGTAGGACAAGAAGTATATGGTGGACATATTATATGTGATATTGTAGGAAACAATAATGAGGGTGAATATTTAATATATATTAAAAAATCTAACGAAGTGTTACCTTGGAAAAAGTTTAATTCTAATATGGCTATTGCCGTAGAATATAACTTACAATATAGTGAATAGTTTATATGATTATATTGTAGAACCAATAGGAGAAAGATACAACAATAAGGTTGACGTTGGTGATAAAGAATTAATACTTAATACTCAAATAGAAACTTTTAAAATTATTAATAAAAAAGCTAAAGTAATAAGTGTTCCTAGCGCTTATGAACTTCCAATTAAAGTTGGAGATATAGTATATATTCATCATAATGTTTTTAGAAAGTTCTACAATATGAAAGGAAAACAACAAAATAGCAGATCTTATTTTAAAGATAATCTATATTTTTGTTCTCCTGATCAAATATATTTATATGAAAATAAAGGGAAAAGAAAATCATTTTTAGATAGATGTTTTGTTAAGCCGTTAAAATCTAAAAAACTTGGTGAAAAATTAATAAATAATCTAGGAATATTAAAGTATGATAATTCTCAATTAAATACTTTAAATATAAATAAAGAAGATTTAGTAAGTTTTCCTCATGGAAGAGAATGGGAGTTTATTATAGATGAGGAACTATTATATTGTATGAAATCAAAAGATATTTTAATTAAACATGAACGTCAAGGAAACGAAGAAGAATATAATCCAAGCTGGACAACTAGCAGTACAAGAACTAATAAAAGTAGCGGAAGAACCAATTGTGGATACAGGGGAGGATGTGTCTGCGGATCGACTAAAAAATGCTGCCGCAACAAAAAAACTAGCAATATTTGATGCTTTTGAAATTCTAACACGAATTCAAGAAGAAGAAGAATTATTAAATACTAAATCTAAAGATCAAAAAGAAAAGAGAGTATTTAAAGGATTTGCAGAAGGGAGAAGTAAATGAAATATGAGCAATTTCTTTGTAAAGAATTAAAAGATGTTGTTAATCCTAAAATTCTTAAAAAGCAAAATAGATTAAAAAAATGGGAGTATGGTTATAATGCAGATTATGATTTTGTTGTAATTAGTAAAACAGGAAAAATTGGAACTATCGTTGAAATACAAAATCTCCGCATTGCTTTACCAACAGTTGAAAACCCGTATAAGCGTAGTGAAGAAAAAGAAGAACAATATTGGGAAAAAACCGAATACCCTAAAATCTTAAATAGAATTAAAAGTCGATTCGACTGGGATGAATATCCTAATGATTTTAAAGAAAAATGGTATGATTATATAGATGAAGAATTTAAACGAAGAGACGAGGGTTATTGGTTTTTTAATAATGCTGTGCCTACTTATATTACTGGTACTCATTACATGTATCTCCAATGGTCAAAAATCGATGTTGGAGCCCCTGATTATAGAGAAGCCAATAGAATTTTCTACATCTTTTGGGAAGCATGTAAAGCCGATAATAGATGCTACGGAATGTGCTATCTTAAAAATAGAAGATCCGGATTTTCCTTTATGTCATCAGCAGAACTTGTTAATCAGGCAACAATCTCAAGTGATGCAAGATTTGGTATATTATCCAAAACAGGAGCAGATGCTAAAAAAATGTTTACAGATAAAGTTGTGCCAATATCCGTTAATTATCCATTTTTCTTCAAACCGATCCAAGATGGTATGGATCGCCCTAAAACTGAATTAGCTTATAGAGTACCAGCATCTAAACTAACTAGACGCAAGCTAGATGATAATGTTCAATTAAAAGAATTACAAGGATTGGATACTACTATAGATTGGAAAAATACTGGGGACAATTCTTACGATGGTGAGAAATTAAAAATATTAGCACATGACGAAAGTGGAAAATGGGAAAGACCGGACAATATATTAAACAATTGGAGAGTTACAAAAACTACATTAAGATTAGGTCGACGAATCGTAGGCAAGTGTATGATGGGTTCAACTTCAAACGCTTTAGATAAAGGAGGTAATAATTTCAAAAAATTATATTATAACAGTGATGTTACAAGAAGAAATAGAAATGGACAAACCAGTTCAGGACTTTATTCTTTATTCATTCCCATGGAGTGGAATTACGAAGGATTTATGGATACGTTTGGTTTGCCTGTATTTATTACTCCTAAAAAATCAGTTTTAGGAATTGATAGAATTCCAATAAAAATTGGAGTAATAGAACATTGGGAGAATGAGGTAGATGGATTAAAAGAAGATCCTGATAGTTTAAATGAATATTATAGACAATTTCCCCGTACAGAAAAACATGCTTTTAGAGATGAAGTAAAAGAATCTTTATTTAATTTAACTAAAATCTATGAACAAATAGATTATAATGAAGAATTAAATAATACTGCTCATATAACTAGAGGATCTTTTCATTGGGTAAATGGAGTAAAAGACACGCGGGTCATGTTTACTCCTAATAAAGATGGTAGATTTAATATATCGTGGATTCCTCCGGCCGAGTTACAAAATAATGTTATTTTAAAAAATGGATTAAAACGTCCTGGCAATGTTCATATGGGAGCATTTGGATGTGATAGTTATGATATAAGTGGAACAGTTGATGGTAGAGGTTCAAATGGATCTTTACATGGATTAACGAAATTCTCAATGGAAGACGCGCCACCTAATCATTTTTTTTTAGAATATATAGCTAGACCCCAAACTGCAGAAATATTTTTTGAAGAAGTATTAATGGCATTAATATTTTATGGAATGCCTTTACTTGCAGAAAACAATAAACCACGATTATTATATTATTTAAAACGACGAGGTTATAGAGGATTTTCAATAAATCGTCCAGACAAAGTTTGGAATAAATTATCTTTAGCAGAAAAAGAAATTGGTGGAATTCCTAACTCAAGTGAAGATATAAAACAATCTCACGCCGCAGCTATTGAAGCATATATTGAAGATTATGTTGGTTTACATGGAGAATTAATGGGAGACATGTATCATCAGAAAACATTAGAAGATTGGTCTCAATTTAACATTAATAATAGAACCAAACATGATGCATCTATTAGTTCAGGTTTAGCAATTATGGCATGTAATAGAAACAAGTATAAACCTGTAGCAGATAGAACAACTAAAACAATAGATTTAGGATTTATAAAATATAACAACGACGGAGTAGTTTCAAAAATAACGGAATAAATGATTTATACTAATACACAAAGTTCTTTTCCTGATCAAGTAGTGCCTCAAGAAGAAAAAATGTCCATCGAGTATGGACTTATGGTAGGGAGAGCAATTGAAGGAGAATGGTGGGCTGCAGGAGTAGGAGGAGCGAGATATACAAATAATTACAATATTTTTCATAGAAGAAGATTATATGGTCGTGCTGAACAGTCTATTCAAAAGTATAAAGATGAACTGTCGATTAATGGAGATTTATCTTATTTAAATTTAGATTGGACTCCAGTTGCTATTATTCCTAAATTTGTAGATATAGTAGTCAATGGAATGGCTGAAAAGATTTATGATATAAAAGCTTTTGCACAAGATCCAGTTTCACAACAAAAAAGAACAAATTACGCTAGAAAATTACATAAAAATATAGCTACTAGAGCTTTTATGGAACAAGTAAAAGCACAGTTAGGAGAAGATATTTCTAAGGTTCAAAACATGGAAAATGTTCCGGAAACAGAAGAAGAATTAGAAATTCATATGCAATTAGATTATAAACAATCTATTGAAATTGCAGAAGAAGAAGTAATTAGTAATACATTAGCAAGAAATAAATTTGAATTAACTAAACGTAGGTTTTACAAAGATTTAGTAGAACTAGGATTAGGTTGTGTAAAAACAAATTGGAATGCAGCTAATGGAGTTACGGTAGATTATGTAGATCCAGTTAACATTGTTTATTCTTATACTGAAGATCCTAATTTTGAAGACATATACTATGTTGGAGAAGTAAAGAATATTTCTTTACCTGAGCTTAAAAAGGAATTTCCAAATTTAACTACTGGAGAATTAGAGCAAATTCAAAAATTTCCAGGTAATAGTAACTATAGGAGAAATTATAGAGGAAATAGAGATGATACAACTGTTCAAGTTTTATATTTTGAGTATAAAACATATGCTGATCAAGTATTTAAAATAAAGAAAACTCCATACGGATTAGAGAAGGCTTTAGAAAAACCTGATACTTTTAATCCTCCTCCTAACGATGGATTTGATAGAGTAGCGAGATCAATAGAAGTATTATATCATGGAGCTAAAATATTAGGACATCCTATTATGTTAAAATGGGAAGTTGCTGAAAATATGACTCGTCCTAAATCTAATTTGACTAAAGTAAATATGAATTATACTTTATGTGCTCCAGATTTATATAAAGGACGTATAACCTCATTAGTAGAAAGAATGATTACTTTCGCTGATATGATTCAATTAACTTCTTTAAAACTACAACAAGTATTATCTCGTATGGTTCCAGATGGAGTTTATTTAGATGTAGATGGATTAGCAGAAGTAGATTTAGGAAATGGAACAAATTACAATCCTAAAGAAGCTTTAAATATGTATTTCCAAACAGGATCTATTGTTGGTAGATCTATGACTCAGGATGGAGATATGAATCCAGGTAAAATTCCTATTCAAGAGTTACAAACCTCTGCAGCTCAAGCAAAAATCCAATCATTAATTCAAACTTATCAGTATTATTTACAAATGATAAGAGATGTAACTGGTTTAAATGAAGCTAGAGATGGAAGTAATCCAGATAAAGATGCATTATTAGGTTTACAAAAACTAGCGGTAGCTCAATCTAATGTGGCGACCCGTCATATTTTAGATGCAGGACTTTATTTAACATTAAGAACTTGTGAAAATATTGCATTAAGAATTGCTGATTCTTTAGAATTTGAATTAACTAATGAAGCTTTAGTTAATAGTATTAGTTTATATAATGTAGCTACTTTAGAAGAAATAAAAGAATTACATTTATATGATTTTGGTATATTTCTAGAATTAGAACCAGATGAAGAAGAAAAACAAATTTTAGAACAAAATATTCAAATCGCATTAAAAGGAAATCAAATTAATTTAGAAGATGCAATTGATATCAGAAATGTTCACAATTTACGTTTAGCTAATCAATTATTAAAACTTAAACGTAGACAAAAAGCTAAGGAAGATCAACAAGCTCAACAACAAATGATTCAAGCTCAAGCTAAAGCAAATGCTGAATCAGCAGAAAAAGCAGCAATGTATGAAGTACAAAAACAAGAAGCATTAGCTCAAACTCAATTACAAATTGAAAAAGGTAAATCAGATTTTGAAATTCAACGAATGCAAAGTGATTTACAAAACAAAATGACATTAGCTGATCAAAAATTTAAGTATGACATGCAATTAGCTCAAATAGATATTGACGAAGGAGTGTCAAGAGAAGCTATGATAGAAGATAGAAAAGATAAAAGAACTAAACTAGCTGCTAGTCAACAAAGTCAAATGATTGCTCAACGTCAAAACGATTTATTACCAACTGATTTTTTAAATGAAACAGATGGACTACCAATGCCATAAGGCAAATTATATAATATCATATCATGGAAGAAGAAAAAAAGGAAGAAGTAAAACAAGAAGGAGATTTTAAAATAAAAAAAAAACCTAAAAAATTTCATTCTAACAAACAAGAAACTAAAAAAATTGACTTAAAGAAAGTTAAAGAAGAAAAAGTAGAATTATCTAAACAAGAACCCAATGCCATTTCAGAGTCAAGCACAGTGCACGTGGATGAGGATAAACAAACCGAAAATGTACAAAAGGTGGAAAGCGGAGCATCCGAATCAGGATTGCAAGAATCTCCCGTACAAGAAGAAGAAAGCAAGCAAGAAGAGAACGGGTCGCCTATCCAAGAAATAACAGAAATTGTTGAAACTCCTCCAGTAGTTACGACTACGTCTAAAGAAATACCTCAATCTAAACTTCCTGAAGGAGTAGAAAAATTGGTTTCTTTTATGAAAGAAACAGGAGGAAATGTACAGGATTTCGTTAGGTTAAATGCTGATTATACTAGCATAGATGAAAATACTTTACTAAAAGAATATTATAAAAATAGTAAACCACATTTAGATACTGATGAAATTGATTTCATCATGGAAGAAAACTTTAATGTGGATGAAGAATACGACGAAGAGCGAGAAGTTCGTCGAAAAAAACTCGCTAAAAAAGAAGAAGTAGCAAAAGCTCGAAAGTTTTTGGAAGATTTAAAATCTCAATATTACGAAGAGATCAAGTTGAGACCTACGGTAAATAATGAGATGACCAAAGCCAATGAGTTTTTTAACCGCTTCAAAGAACAACAAGAGATAGCAAAACAACAACACGCTAATTTTAAAGATGAAACATCTAAATTTTTTAATGATGAATTCAAAGGTTTTGATTTCAAATTAGGAGAAAAACAATTTAGATATTCTATTAATAATGCTAGTGATGTTGCAAGTACACAATCAGATATTTCCAATGTGGTTAAGAAGTTCTTAAACGATAAAGGTGAAGTTATAGACGTACAAGGTTATCACAAAGCTATGTATACTGCGCAAAATGCTGATACAATAGCCCAACATTTTTATGAGCAAGGAAAAGCCGACGCTGTTAAAAATGTAGTGGCTCAATCCAAAAATATTAATAATGATGCTAGACAAACAAAAGCGCCTGATGATATATATTTAAATGGATTAAAAGTAAAAGCAATTAGTGGTATAAATAGTGCTAAATTAAAAATAAAGAAAAAATAAAAACTTAAAATTATGCCTTTAGGAAATTTTACAGTGCAAAATGCAGATTTAATTCCTACGCAAGATCAATCTATATTGTCTACTAATTATTTACAATGGACTGATCCAACTGCGGCGGATTTCGCTGATTTTGCTCAACAATATCTCCCTGAACTGTACGAACAGGAAGTGGAAAGATTCGGAAATAGAACATTATCCGGATTTTTAAGAATGGTTGGCGCGGAAATGCCAATGACATCAGATCAAGTTATTTGGTCTGAACAAAATAGATTACATATTGGTTATGATGATGTATCTAAAGGAATACCAGTACCTGGAACTGGGGTAACTACGTTTACAGTTAACATTCCTGTTGGAAATGAAGTAGTAATCCGAGTTAATCAAACATTCGTGGTTTTTGATCCAATGAGTGGATTAACATTGAAAGGATTAGTTATAACTGCTCCAAACCCAGGTGCTCCAGGAACATTTACATTTGATGCTGTTTGTTATACTGCTGCAGATTTTACTGCATTAGGAGCAACAAACTTAAGATTATTTGTTTATGGTTCTGACTTTGCCAAAGGAACATTAGGTATGGATGGATCAGTTACTCCGTCTTTTACTCAATTTCATAACAAACCAATTATAATTAAAGATAAATACGAAGTTAATGGTTCTGATACTGCTCAAATTGGGTGGGTGGAAGTTGCCACAGAAGATGGAACATCCGGATTCTTATGGTATATGAAAGCTGAGTCAGAAACTAGATTACGATACGAAGATTACTTAGAAATGGCTATGGTTGAAGGTGAATTAGCTGCTCCATTGTCTGGAGTTGCAACTTCAGGTTTAGCAACATCAGGTTCAGGTACTCAAGGATTATTTGCCGCACTTAACACTAGAGGTAATGTGTATGCAGGTTTTGCTGGAGCTCCAAACCCAGGTGCGGGTGCATTAGGTGATTTTGATCAAATACTACAATGGTTGGATTTTCAAGGTGCTATTGAGGAAAACATGTTATTTTTAGATAGAGGAACAGCTCTAGATTTTGATGATATGATCGCTACTCAAGCAGGTAGTTCTTATAACGCTACAAGTGCAGCATCTTATGGTCTTTTTGACAACGAAGCTGAAATGGCATTAAATTTTGGATTTTCCGGTTTTAGAAGAGGTTCTTATGACTTCTACAAAACTGATTGGAAATATCTAAATGATGCTAGTACAAGAGGAATGGTTAATGATATTAAAGGAGTTTTAGTACCAGCAGGTACTTCAACTGTATATGATCAAATGTTAGGATCTAATATTAGACGACCATTTTTGCATGTAAGATATAGAGCTTCAGAAACAGATGATAGAAGAATGAAATCATGGATTACTGGTTCTGTTGGAGGCGCTTACACATCTTCATTAGATGCGATGGAAGTCCATTACTTGTCAGAAAGATGTCTTTGTGTACAAGCGGCTAATAACTTCGTATTATTCGTCGAGTAATTTATAAATCTTTTAAAACGTAAATTATGTCAAACACGATACAAGTAAATACAACGACAAGCGGTCCACTCTATATAAATGTAGCATCAGATGCCACTCCTTCAATAAGTGGTGCTGGTGGTGGTGACCAATATAGCAAGATCATATATATGGAGAATGGAGCGATTCAAGATACAATCATCCGATACAGTGCAACAACAGCAGCTTGGGTATGGGCAGCTTCACATGAAGCAGCATATGCATTAATTGCAGCTGATCCATCACACTGGGGTTATCCTGCTTTAGGATTAACTGCAGATGAATATTGCAATAGAGACATTGCAATATCTTTTCAACCAGTAATAAGTGCTGCATTATCATTAGATGAGCCTTCTCTTTTTAATGAAATATTAGCATATTGTCCTTCAGTAGGAACCTTTGCAGATCTAACAGCGTTAACTACTGCTTTAGGTGTTGCAGTAACAGCGGCAGATGCTGCTAAAACAGCTGCAGAATTAGCTTGTGATGGAGCAATGGCAGTGTGTGAACCTTATACTGACGGGTATGGAAATACCTGTGGATGTCCAGAACCATATA